GCAAGAGAACCTGCCGAACCACCTAACTGAGTAGTAGAGTCGCTATAAAGGTTGGGAGCAGCAATTGTTCCAGAAGCTGCCGACTGACTGGTGACATCAGTATCAGCAGTAATTGAAGATTCACTGAAAGTAAATGCCCCACCATTCGTGTTGATCGCATAAGAACCAGCACCACCAACTCCACCAAGAGTTGTGACGTTAATGTTTGTGCCTGAGACAGTGTATTGAGCACCGACTCTGTTTGATTGTACCGCAGCACCCTGGACGCTTAGTTGTACGGAATCAACGATTTTTGATGTAATTTCAGCAGCAAAAGCAGGAGTAGTAAAGAATAACGAAAAGGCTAGAAGAAGCTTTTTCATTGCTCTAAAGATGAAAACCTAGCTTATTTAGGAGTGGACACTTCTTAAACTGGCACCTTGACAAATCCTAAATATTAACTTATTATGAAAAATCCCTCTCACAGGGGATTACATCATGAGATTTTGATGTGATTTTAGAGCCCAGGAGATTGCCCCCAGAGATGGGGGAAGTGCGCTTTCTCTATTGGGATGTAGAGTTCAATCGATTTTAATGCAAAATATCTTTACAGTAGCCCTGCCACTTTTGGCAACGGTTACAACCAATGCGGCAACACTGCCATTCATCAACTACAAGATGCAAGGTCCACCTCCTCCTGTCGAAGTGGCATTTAATTCAAATATTCCTGAATTGCCTCCTGTAGATGAAAAGAAGACAGCGACCAAAGAGGTTGCTCCCGAAAAACCTAAAGAGAAAAGGCTAATTTGTAAAGGGTGTAATGAAAATGAAAATGTAGCTCTGGAATATTTCCAGAACATTGGAATTAAAGACAGAAACGCCCTTGCTACCATCATGGGTAATATTCGTCAGGAATCAACTTTTGTTCCTAACATTTGTGAAGGTGGTAGCAGAACCAGTTGGGGTAACTGCGGACGCGGTTACGGACTGATTCAATGGACATCTGCCAATCGTTATTATGGATTGGGTGATTTTGCTAAGAAGTATGGTGGTTCTCCATCATCACTTCACACGCAACTTCGTTATCTGACCAATGAAGTTCAGTGGCAAGACATTGAGGAGAAGATGAAAACTCCTGGTAAGTCAATTAATCGCTACATGAACTATGCGTATAGTTGGATCGGATGGGGGCATCATGGTGCTCGTACATCTTATGCACATGAGTATGCTTCCAAACTGATCACGGTAGAAGTTTAATATATAAGGGGAGTGCTGCAGAACTCCCCTTTCTTATGTTTAAGTTTGGAAAACAAAAACCAGATATAAAACAATACGCTATAATAGGAATTGTATTATCTTCTCTTATAGCAGCACTCTCACAATGCACTGGAGTTTCTCAAGATGGACTTTGGGACTTACTGGACGAAGTTCAAAGAAAATATTTCCCACAAACTATTCTTAATGAGTTTGTTATTAAAGATCCTGCGAAGTTAGAACGTAGAATCAAACGTGATGTTGATCGTGCGATTGATGAGGTTACACCTGAATATGATCGCATTATCAAAGAATCCATAAAGAAACCTAGATATGTTGAGAAACCACCAGACGGCAGTGAGGCACAGAGACTGCTTGGTGGAGAAATGAGAATCTGTGCTCCTTGGGTTGACGACTGCCCTAAGGACTGATATAATAAGTGAGTTCAAATGACTCAGTAGCTCAGTTGGATAGAGCAACTGCCTTCTAAGCAGTCGGTCGCTGGTTCGAGTCCAGCCTGAGTCGTTGGAGATCTCATTCTCCAAACCATTCCTCTGTAGCACAGCGGTAGTGCAAACGACTGTTAATCGTTGGGTCGCAAGTTCGAATCTTGCCGGGGGAGTTAGAAGATCTGGAAATGTCTGGGTCTTCTAAACTTGGTTCTGGGTGAAATTCCCAGCGGTTTCGTTAGAGACTGTCCTTTGTAGGTTCGATACCTACATCTTCTTTATGGGAGATAAGAACGGCTACTGGAAACCACACTAAATCCTAAGTTCGCTTAGGTCAGGGGACTGATCACCCCTGCTTGTTGCCTCTGTAGCTCAGTGGTAGAGCAGCGGTTTTGTAAACCGCTGGTCGCAAGTTCGAATCTTGTCGGGGGCTCTTGACATAATACTCATTATGTCTTATACTTCTTTCGTCCGTGTGAAGGAGTGCGGTGGGGTTCCGTGCCTGTGAAGGGAAACCTGAGGCTGGGTAAATCCCCACCATTGCGGAGTTAGTTCAGCGGTAGAACGCTATCCTTCCAAGTTAGATGTCGTCGGTTCGATTCCGATACTCCGCTTCTAAAAACCTTAACCTAGTCTTAATTGACATAATCAATATGGTTATGCTATGATACCTTCAACTTAATAAAGTCTTAAGATTTGATTAAGTCTCTCTAAATAATCCCGCATAACTGGTGCCCCAACTACTCGCACCATTATGTGACCCATAATACAAGGGATTTTTCTAGTCCTGAAGTACAATGTCGTTTAGTACTAAAAACAAAACTTTATGAAAATCAAACAACTGATGCTTGCACCTGTTGCTTTGGGAATGGTTGCTCCTGTTGCTGCGAATGCCGCAGACCTTAATATGGCAGCAGTCAACCAATACACTTCCACAGAACAGGTTTCTAGCGTCACTCAACTGACTGATGTCCGTCCTACGGATTGGGCATATCAGGCACTCAGTAACCTGGTAGAACGCTATGGTTGCGTTGCTGGTTATGAGAATGGCACCTATCTGGGTGGTAAGTCTATGACCCGCTTTGAGGCAGCAGCACTTCTGAATGCTTGCCTTGACCGTGTAACCGAAGCAACTGATGAACTCCAACGTCTTGCGAATGAGTTTGCTAAGGAACTCAGCGTTATCAAAGGTCGTGTTGCCAAACTGGAAACTCAAGTTGGTTCTCTTCAGGCACAACAGTTTTCCACCACTACCAAACTCAAGGGTGAAGCAACCTTCGTTCTGGGTGGTGTAGATGGTGCTCGTCTTGCTAACAGCAGCAACGTCGGCAACACCGCATTTAACTATGACCTCCGTCTGAGTTTTGATACTTCCTTCACTGGTAAGGATCTACTCAAGACCCGTCTTCGTACTGGTAACTTCTCCAGTCAACCTTTCGGTTCATCTTCCTCCCTGTTCAAACTGGACAAGGCAGAAAGTTTCTCCAACGCAGTACAACTTGACCGTCTGTATTATCAGTTCCCTGGTCTGACCAAAGGTGTGATGCTGACTGTTGGTGCTCAGGTTCGTAACACTGAAATGGCTTGGTTGCCCACTGCTTATAAGTCGGACATCCTTGACTTCTTCTCTGTTGCTGGTGCTCCTGGTGTCTATAACAAAGCAACTGGTTCTGGTTTCGGTGCTCAGTGGACTCAACCTGGTAAAAAAGGTAAGGGTGCTTTCGTTGCTGGTGTCAACTATGTTGCCCAGAACGGAAACGATTCTACCAAAGGTCAGTTTGATGAAGATGGTTCTCTGAACACTCTGGCACAGGTTGGTTACCGTGCTCCTCAGTATGGTGTTGCTTTCGGTTACCGCTATGGTACTGAAGGAACTCGTGTTCGCAACTTCAATGCTATCGGTGGTGGTTCTGGTGCTCTTGCTGCTAACCAAACCTCCAATGGTTATGCTTTCAACGCATATTGGCAACCCAAGAAGTCTGGTATCATCCCTTCCGTGAGTGGTGCTTATGGTTGGAACACTGTAAGTGTTTCTAACAACCGCCCAACTCCTAATGGTGCTACTGATTCACAAACCTGGATGGCAGGTCTTCAGTGGAGCGATGTATTTGTAAAGGGTAATGCTGCTGGTTTCGCCATCGGTGCTCCTGGTAATGCTTCTTCTCTTGCCGCTGACCAAAAAGCGATTATGTGGGAAGCATTCTATCGTTATAAAGTTAGCGATAACATCAGCGTGACTCCTGCTGTGTTCTATGTGTCCAACAACCAAGGTCTGAAGCAAGCTTCGGACAACTATGGTGGTGTGATTCAGACGACCTTCCGTTTCTGATAATATCTACGATACCTCTAAACCTCCTTTCGGGGAGGTTTTTTGGTGTAAGGGACTATTTAACTTTTTCTTAACCTACGATTTTCTACAATGAAACTCAAACATATTGCTACAATCGGTCTTGCTCTTGCTCCTACTGCTGCATTTGCTGGACCTGCTATTAACGGAGCAGGTGCTACCTTCCCTGCCCCCATCTATCAACGCTGGTTCCAAGATTATTCAGCATCCACTGGCGAAAAGGTAAACTATCAGTCCGTTGGTTCTGGTGCTGGTGTTCGTCAGTTCGTTGCTGGAACTGTTGAGTTTGGTGCTACTGATGAACCTATCAAGGCAAAGGAAGCAGCAAAGGTCAAGCGTGGTGTAATCCAAATTCCTATGGTTGGTGGAACCATTGCTATTGCTTATAACAAGCCTGGTTGTAAACTGAAACTGACCCAGAAACAAGTTGTCCATATCTTTATGGGACACATCAAGGACTGGAAGGAAGTTGGTTGTGCTGCTGGTAAGATGGTGACGGTTCATCGTTCTGATGGTTCTGGAACCACCTATGCCTTCACTAACTCACTGGATGCGTTCGGTGGTTGGACTCCTGGTGTTGGTAAGTCCGTGAACTGGCCAGTTGGTGTCGGTGCGAAAGGTAATGAGGGTGTTGCTGGAACCATCAAGAACACTCCTGGTGCTATCGGTTATGTGAACACTGGTTTCGTTCGCGTAAATAAACTCCAAGCTGCTGTCCTCCAGAATAAAGCAGGTAAGTTTGTTGGACCTTCTGCTGTGACTGGTGCTGCTGCTCTGAATGGTATTAAGATTGACCCCGTGACCCTTGCTGGTGAAGACCCTAACCCCGCAGGTCTTCAAGCATACCCTATCTCCACTCTGACCTGGATTCTTGCCTATAAGAGTGGTTATGCTCCTGGTAAGGCAGAAGCAGTCCGTGAGGCACTGAACTATGCCCTGAGCACCAAAGCACAAGGCATTGCTGATGACTTGGGTTATGTTCCTCTTGCTGGTTCCATCCTTAACAAGGCTCGCATCAAAGTCAAACAAGTTGGTTTAGGCGAGAAGTGATACATAGAGGGGGTTGACAAGACCCCCTTTTTAATGTATTATAGATAACGAGTTAGGAGGTCTATGTCTCTTATTTCCCAGCGTGATAGAGAAGTCGCTATGACTGCTATCAATCATTATGTTGATTATCTGACTAGTGAGATTGAGTTTTATGAAAGGGAGGAAATGTTAGATGATACTAACTATCAAGATCATAAGTCAGAATTGCCTGAAGTTTATGCTCTTCTAAACTGGATTAAACTAGAGTACTACAAAAATGAAAATTAATCTGTGGTATTGTGTCGATATGAAACAATGGCGTTGGACTCTTACCGACGATCATCGCCCAATCGTAAGGCAAGAGTCTGGGCAAAGAGAAAACCTACGTGATGCTATGAATGATGTAGCAAATACTGTAGAATTTATGACAGGAAGATTCTAATTTCCTGGGCGATTAACTCAGCGGTAGAGTGCGCTCCTTACAAGTGTGAAGTCACTGGTTCGAATCCAGTATCGCCCATAGTATAAATACTTTCAAAAAGAAGTATAATGGAATCTCTATATAAACTTCTGAGCGATACGCAAGCATCGCTCTTTTTACTTTTCCAAAAAACTTGGGTTTATCACTGGCACGTTGTTGGTGAAGATTTTAAACAGATTCATGATCTATTTGGGGAGCAGTATCTTGCTATTCAAGAAGAAATTGATAGATTATCTGAGCACATGAGATTTTTAGGTGTTAAACCTATCAGTTCTCTTTCAAGAGTTTTGGAAGTTTCTGGAGTTTCGGAAGCAAAAACTAATATTTCCTCAATGGAAATGATTCGTGATCTACTTGATGATCACAAAAAAATGGTGTCCATGTTTGATGCTGCTGCTGTAGAGGCTGAGGAGCAGAAGTCTAGGGGGACAATTAATCTTCTTGACGATTTAAATGAAGCACACGGAAAATTTGTTTGGATGTTAAGATCTTTTATTGAATGATAGTGGTATTGAGTTATGGTAAGCGTAAGATGCAAAGTCTGCGGGACTGAATTGATCAGTCACCCAGTTAAAACAAAGTCTTGTGGTTGTGCAAATATGACCACAGTAAAGGGAGATTTAATCACTGCTGTAGATTTGGCAGATGTAGTTATGATTGATTCTGATAAGCAAAATAAAAGGGCAAGTATATTATCGCAAGAAGATCTTGCCTATCAAGAAGCACGTAGAAATCGTAAGGTAAGAAAGTTAGATTTTGAAGTTAGATAGGTTCTAACTTTAACTGGTCATTATAGATTGCGAATTGGTATCCATACTCATCTAGTTCACTAAAACCATATCGTGTACATAACTTACCAATTCTTGCAGATAAATCTTTATTACCAAGTTCTGCTATTTTAGTTTCTGCAAATCCACATGGGTGACTGAATAGAATATCTCCTTTGATTCTGAATAAATCATGCCCATCAATAAAGTCGGTATAAAAATATTTTTTTATTACATTATGCTTTAATGCGGTGGAAACTACATCAGTACGTTGTTGTAAAGTTAGTTGACGTAGTTTTCTTGCTACCGAATTTGGAGTTAATGAAAGACCCCATCCAACTTCTCCTATCCTTCCACCAGAGTCATAACGAATCTTTTTTTTAAAATATTCTAATTTTTCCGGATCTGCATCTTTACATGCCATGGATAAAAATTGATCTTTATCATCAAAAAGATCTATGTATCCATATACATCTATACCATGCACATTAAAAAGTATTGATGTAAAACGCTTCATACTGGTTCAAGAACTAAATCATTATTATATCTAGCATATTGAAGACCATCTTCAAATAGAGGACCAAATCCATATCGTTGTGCGATAAGTGCTCTTTGCCTCGCTCCTAGTTTAAGTGAATGATTTGTAAATCCTTGATCAATTTTTGGTCCTTGTGGTCTTGCTGCTAGCATATCTCCTGGTTCTGGATTTAAACCGTAAAAATTTCCATCTAAAAATTTACTTCCTTTAGAAAGAAATTCCAAATACATTTTGGTTCTTTCTTGTGTTGTGAATAAATCTGGAGATTTAGTATACATAACATCCCAACCAATATCTCCAATTCTTGTTTTTGTGTCAAAATCTATCTTCTTAGCAAGTCTTTCTATTCTTTGTTTGACATCTACTTCACTATAATATTCTAAAAATTCTACATATAAGTAACTTTTTTTATTGTAATATGGTTTTAGCCAAGAATAAAATGCCATAGAACCACTATCACAAGTGAAGTTCATCTGATTTGTGAACTTTGGATGATCGATTTCTATTTTTGATTTATCCTTATATCCAAGGTCTATAAGTAAGATTTCAAATTCTAATATTTGCACTTGACTTATTTTGAATTTATACTTATAATTATAACATAACCTGGAAAGGTGGCCGAGTGGTTTAAGGCAGCAGTCTTGAAAACTGCCGAAGTGAAAGCTTCCGTTGGTTCGAATCCTACCCTTTCCGTTTAAAAATATTACAAATTTAAGATTGTCTTAATCTATATTTTTGTATCAACACAAACTTGACACTGTAGAAATACTCACTAGCATAATTAGTAGTATTCAACCTAAAACCTATGGATCAGCACACCTACGAAAACTGGGTGAAGATCAAGGAGACCTTCGAACAGTCTGGTGACACAGACAATATGTTCTACAAAAGAGCAGTAGTAATTGTGAAAACACGCAAAGACCCACTGGCAAAGTTTCTTGGAGATGAGAAATGATGCAACCACAAGACGAATTGGTAAGTCGTGCAGAAGTTCAGGAGATGATCGATGCCGCAATCCGTAGACACAATCGTAATGCTTCAATTATTAGTATGTGCGTCGGTTGGGTGGTTCTTGCTTTATTTGCTGAGGGACTTCTAAGGTTGGTTGGAGTTATTCCCCCTGTACTGCCATGGCTCAACATTACCCTGAAATAATCGGTATCGTTCTGCTATTAGTATTTGCTGCCACGATGTTTTATCAAGGTACCTGTATTATGCGAGGTCAAAGAGGATATTCTCTCCGAGACTATATGAAACAGGAAAGTACAAATATGCGTCAAAGAATAGAAGAACTACTCAAGGACAAATGATAGTTATCACGGAAGAAGATTTAAAAGAATTGTACCAAAGAATACTTCATCAAAAGATGGATGAACTATTTGAAGAACCATCTACTTATGAGGATGATGATGGAGTGGAATGAATTCATTGACTTTCTAGATAAACAAATTTTAATTTTTATCGTATTTGTGTGTGGTCTCATTGTGGGATACATGTACGGACAAAGAGATGCAGGAGGATTATGAATACTAATTTACTTTTTAGTACAATTACTGTATTCGGAGCAATTAGTTGCTTCGTTTTATGGGGACTCAACAACGCCTATCCACATTAAGAGGTCATATGGAACGATTTAAAGATTTTTCACATTACGAATTGAAACTACTTGCAGATGCCGTGTGGATGAGACAGAGATGTTTCATTGCGGGTGATAGAAGATTCAAAGAGTATGGAGTACTTTTAGATGAGATTCGTCAAAGAATTGACTATGTTCCAGGAGTCTTTGCATGAAAAAGTTTAACGATACAGTTTTAGCAGTCACGATAGCAATCATTGACTTCTTGTATCGTGACTTACCCATTCAAAGATTTTGGGTTCTAGAAACAATCGCTAGAGCACCATACTTTGCTTTCGTCAGTGTGTTACATCTCAAAGAGTCATTAGGTCTCCGAGATCTATCACACTATTACTTAATGAAAGAACACTTTGCACAGACCTTAAATGAAACAGAACACCTCATCGAAATGGAGCATCGTGGTGGAGCAGATCGCTGGATTGATCGCTTTTTCGCTTATCATTTGGTTCTCATCTATTATTGGATTCTGGTGGGTTATTATTTTATTGCTCCCGTTTCTGCTTATCACCTGAACGCAGGTATTGAGTATCATGCAACCGAAACTTATCTAGACTATTTTTGGGATCATCCAGAAGACACCAAGATTGGTGAGATTGCTGTGGATGAAATGAACCATTATGTTGAACTTACAAGAGCAATGAGCATGGTATGAATGACACTCAAAAACTTATCGCACTTATAGCACTATCAGAACAAACATTTGAGGAGAACTATTATGCTTGGTATCGCACTATCTTTCGTCACTATCCCTTTCGTATTATCTACAATCTATTTCGGAACAAAAGGAGGATACTATGACTCCAAAGATTATAAGGGAAATGGAACCGCACACTAAACAGAGATATCATTTTGCCGCATCTGCATTTGTCAGGATGTGGGGACATAGTTCATTACATGATCATCGTATTGTGGATTTCTGTGTAGAATGGGCATATAGGGAAGAAAATGCTCCATTAGATAATATGATTCTTGACCAATATTTCTATTACGAATTTAAAACTTGGAGAGGATACTAATCCAACATACATAATTTAAGATAGATTAACTGATTAATGTTTTTGCCACTTTCTGAAAAAGTTGATAATCAACTGATTCTTGATAATTTTGATAATATAAGAACGGATTATTTCAATTTTGTTTCAAATCATAAAAAATATTTTTTTGATTACCAACATAGTTGGGATTTGAAGTTTGGATTTAGTACAACGTCTCTTCCAAAAAACACTGGATATTTTTGGCAGGTATGTCCTTTGATTTATGGTAAACATCCAATTCCTTCAATATTTTGGCATGAGGAGGTTGAAGAATGTTTTACTACAAAAATGATATCATCATTCAAAGTCAAACCAATACTTGCAATATTTTCGATGATTGAACCTGGTGGAATAGTCAAACCTCATAGAGATCATGATGATGATTTATTAGTTGGGTTTGGATATACTAAAACTGGTAAAGAAACAATCATTAAATATCATTTAAGTGTCGATATCCCAAATGATGGTGAATGTTCTCTGACAGTTGCTGGACAAACTAGATTATTAAATAATGGAGATCTAAATCCTTTCGATGAAACAAGTGAGCATTCTGTTGTAAACACAAGCACACAAAGAAGAGGAGCATTGATTATGTCATTTCTCAGATCAGAAATTTATTAAAAAATGGGACACTTTTCAAGGTGGGTATTAGAAAATCCCTATACTCTTGGTATTATTGGATATCTTTTAGTTGTTGTGCCTATTATGGGTATCTGGGCAATTCATAAATATGATTGGCAGCACTGGGCTCCATTTGACAAGGGGCACAAGAAGTAGTATAATCACTACATAACGGAATGTAGCTCAGCTTGGTAGAGCACTCGCTTTGGGAGCGAGACGCCGCAGGTTCGAATCCTGTCATTCCGATCGCCAGTTACTTCACTGGCACACTTGACTAAACACTCAACAACCCTTATAATACTAAGGCAACAATTCAAAACAATGTCTCTGATTCAAAAGTTCAAAAAAGATGTTAGCACTCTTCGTCTTGCTGCTAACGGGGAAATCTATCTTGATGTAAAGAGTCCGAAACTTTATAA